GTCGCAGCTTTCGTCGACCGAGTGACGGTCAATGAGGACGGGAGCCTGCTGGTGCAGTTCATTTTATGCCGTCCTACCTGCGAAAATAAAAAACCCGAACCCTCCAATGGAGAGTTCGGGAAACTCAGTTGTGGTAGCCCGGGCGTGAATTATCCCGAACTTTTCCAAGTGTATCACAGCGTCGGGATACTGCCGCTCAAAGGCGGCTTTGGCGTGCTGCTCGCAGCCTAGTAATTGCTGCCAGGCGTGCTCACGGCACCATCATCAGGATAGCGGAGTAGCAGTACGCAAGTATTATATTGGTCTTTTTGGCCAAAAAAATGCCCACCCCGGCAGGGCCGGAGTGGGCGAAGCGTTATTTGCGATTGATGAAGAGGCACATGGCGAGCACGCCGACGGTTGCTCCCAGCTGTGCGCCCAAAAGCACCATGAGGATGTTGCCTAACATATAAGCTCCTGACTAAGCTGCATAGAGCTTGCGCTTGATTGCCTGCGCGACCGCTCGGTTGGTGTCGTGACCATGAAAGCCATCGGCACCACACGATCCGACCGAAATACCGTTGGCGATGAGCCACTGCTGGTGCCTGTAGATGGTGCCATTGGTCATCTGTCGAGCCTGGACACCGCCGACGATCGGGTAAATCTTGCAGCCGATTTTCTTTTGTAGCGCGAGCACCATGTCAGAGCCGACGCCCTTGCCGGTCTTTGTCCAATTGACGCAATTTTCGACAGCCCAGAAATATCGCTTGTTGCAATCCCACTGACCGGAAATAACGCCATCGACGGTAGTGCCGAGCTGCTTTTGAAGCGCGCGCGTGAACTTGGGGCCCCAGTAACGCACATCGCCGAGATCGGCATCGGTGTTGTCGGCGACCTCGGTATTGGAGCCTGAAAGCGTCTTGCCATCGTTGAGCCAGTAGAGCGTGCCGTCCCACGGATAGGAGTAGTACGCCTTAATGTTGGACTCGCGGCTGTTTTGGTCGCCCTTGGTGCCAGTGATGGTGCCCTTCTCGGAGATAGAGAATTGCGCCAAGAGGTCTCCGCGCATGGATCCGTAAGGCGAGATGCACACGGCGGTGTGACAGCGCTTGTTGACATAGATGTCTCCGCGCTGAGCGGACTTGACGCCCATTTTGCGCCATCCGAACAACCCGGTCTTGAGCAGCTGTTCGACCATGTTGCCGGTATATGTGGCGCCGAAGGTGTTGATACCGACGGCGCGAAGTGCCGTAATGACGGCAGACGAGCAATCACGGTCGCCGCCGGCAATGGTCACGGTCGTGCCATCAGAAAGCCTGATCGTCTCGGTGGTGCCGTCGCCCATGCGATTGTATTGCGAGTAACCATGACCGGAGCCGCCGTCATGGGTGACAAGATGTTCCATGACCTGCGCGAATGCCTCGCGCTGGGTGATTGCCATGGCTAGTTCGCCTTAATATCGCCGAGCGCGAGCAGCGCATCGAGCCATTTGTCGGTGATTCCGACGCTCTTGAAAGCTGCGTAGGCTACCTGTACGCCTCCGACGCAAGCAAAGATTGATGTCACCCAGGCGCCTGGGTCAGTCGGCATCCCGCTTGCCATGGCTGTGAGGGCGCCACACAGAACCGATACGGCGATCGCAGTCCAGCGAGCGGCGTTACCGGTCATTGCCTTGGTCTTGATGGCCTGCACGATGTATGGCACCACAAGCACCGTGGCTACTGTGAGACCAGCCTGAATCTCTGTCATTTTGAATCCCTATCTTGTTGATTCTTTGTCGTAGAGCAGATCGACCCGGTCGCAGATGTGGTCGACCTTTTGAGCCATGCCCTGGCTGCGTGTCTGGCTGTGGACCAGATCCGCATGAAGGACGTCGTTTGACGCCACAACCGACTCCATCAGCGTTTTCATCGCCTCCATGAGGCTGTTACTGCGCTCCATCTGCGCTGCAATGCGCCCCTCCATCTCCGACCGCTCGCGGTCGCGCTGGGCGCGCTCGTTGACTTCGTCTTGCTTTCGCTCCTCGCGCTTGATATCGAGTGCGCTCTTGCGTTCGTTTTGCAGCTTGTACTCTTCAAGAAACTGTTTGCCGAAATAAAAGGCGATGAGTGCAAGCAGTACGCCGCCAAGCCACGCCGGGCCATATGGTACGAAGAGCTTTAGAATTTCCATTCATTCACCCCCTTTGCCCCATCCCAGCGCTAGCCGCCATCAGCCAGCGCAAAAGAAAAGGCCCCTTTCGGGGCCAGTCCTACTTGTCGAGAATCTTTTTGACGGACGCGCGCCAAAGGACGTTCACGTCCTCAATCTTCCAAGGCTCACCGGTCTTGGGATTGATCGCCCCATCCTTGATGAGGGTCGCGTAGATTGCTGCCATTAGACTTCACCTCCCGCCGTTGCGATCATGTCGCCAAGTTCGGCGAGCGCCTGAAACGCAGTCTCAAGCTGCTTGCCGTTGTCGGCGACAGCCTGCTCGGTCGCACCGATGCGCTCGTCGACCGTGCGACCGCCTGCGATCTGCTGCTCGGCGATTGCATCGAAGTCGGCTTCGATTTCCTCGACGCTCGGCGTACCGATGCGCTGGAAAAACAACGTGTTGCATCGCCAAATCTTGTAAGGTGTGCCGTCAGGACCGTTATCGACGGTGTCCTCGGTGATGTCCTTGCGGAGCCAGATGTTGGCGATGGGACCGTCTTGGATGACCGTCACCTTTGCGGGCTCGCGGTCGCAAAACTCAAGCTCGAATTGCATGAGAACTCCTAAATCTGTCGTGTCTAGCGATTACCTTTTTGGCTTGACGGCGTGCCGGATAGAGGCCGTTGTCATCGCAGAATCTCTGGCTGTCGGTGTGTTTGAACCATCCGCAGTAGGCGATCAGGCGACGCGCCAGCCTCAGATTCGTCGGTTTTCGACGGCATCGGAATAACGCTCGACGGCCTTTGCGAAAGGTCTTGTCGCGGATGGTGATCCGCTTGCGCCTAACGACGGGGCCGGCGATGTCCGTCGGCTCATCGTCTGTGGCCCTGCATACCTTCCAGGGCTTGAGCCGGAGCCCAAACTCGGCCTTGAGGTACTTTGCGAGGTCACGCGCTGCGCACTTGAGATTTCTCTTGTCGCCGCCGAACAGCCAGATATCATCGACGTACCATGCCTGGTGCTCGACAAGCGCGACACGCTTGCCACGGCGAACCTTGTACATGTCCTCGACATGGTGGTAGCCAAAGCTCAGGATGAGCAGCGCCATCCTGAGTGAGAAATAGCTACCGATCATCAGGTGACCGTCTGGGTACGAGTCCATGATTGCCTTGGCGATACCGAGTACAACGCCCGAGCGCACGTACTTCTCGAGCACTCGCATGACGTCGGCGCACCTCACGGACTCATAGCAGGATTTGACGTCGAGATGCACGTGATAGGCGCACTGGTTGACCCACTTCTGCACCGTGGGCGCCGCGCGGAACTGGCCCATGCCTGGCCTGTTGACCTGCCAGTAACCGGTTTTCGCGCGCATGAGCGCATCGACGGCGAGGTCGACGGTGTAGCCGCAGATCTGCTGCTTGACACCTTCGACGCCGATATTGCGCAGCTTGCCTCCGTCTTGTCTCGGCCTCGTGTGCAGCGGTTCGAATCGCAGCGTGCCGGCATTTGCCTCGGCTACGATCTCGGCGATAAGGGCATCGGGCGAGCCATATTCCTTGTACACACGCCATTCATTGGTCCGGCCTGATTCGCCGGACCGCCAATTTCCATAGGCCCTGCCGACAAGATCGGTATCGACGGCAAGGCCTTTGCAGTAACTTTTCATTCGACCAAATAAGCTCTCTGATTGCATTCCGAGTGGTCGGCAAAATGCCTACTGGCCCGGTGGTCTTATATGCCATTTCACTTGGTTAAGCCAGGCGTGCCCGATGCTTCCACCGGGTACTCTGCCGTGCGGGTTTTATATGGGAGCTATCAATCAGATTCGCGCGAAGCGTTGTTCCACCTCGCCCTGTCCGGCCAGTTGTTAAGGTTCGCGCGGCGCAAGCCAGCGTTAGAGCCATTCCTGAGGTTGCCGAACACCTGGACGAAAAAGGAATTCCACCTGCATGCACGGCAGGTCCCTGGGTCGTTTTTCAGGGGCGCCGCCCCTCTGCCGACTTACGCCGCCTGCGGCGGCACGTCGGCATTCACCCTGTTTCGACCATTTGGCGAGACGCGCGAAGCGTAGCCCCACCACGCCCAGGCCGGCCAGCTGTCAAGGTCCGCGCGGCGCAAGCCAGCGCTAGAGCCATACCAGAGGATGCCGAACACCCGGACTTCATACGTATCGGTCTTTTTCCCACCGTAATACCAAATGCCGTCACCGACACCTGCGCCGGTTGAGCCGCCGGTGCCATATGGCACCAGAGAGCCCTTGCCCTTGACCATTGCCGACGGGTACATCTCGCCATCGGCGGACTTGATCGGCAAAGTGAAAATCTTGGTGTAGTCGGAGGTCACGGAGGTGGCAGACTTGGACGTGTCCTCGACAAGGTAGTAGCCATAGCCGTCATCCTCGCCCTTGACGAGCTGATCGCCGAGAATCTCCCAGGCGCCAAGCATGACCTCGATGCCCTGGATGGTGAAGGGCTCGCGACCGGACTTATTATCGTAGGGCGAGCCGTCGCCGACGATGCCGACGGTCGCGCCGGGATTCCACGGAGCCGTGGAGACAAGCTGACCGACCTCGGTCGAGATGTTGCCGCAGTCGAGCGTCAGCACGACGTTGTCGCCGGCGACGGTCTTTTTGACGATGTTGGCCTGATCAGCGATGTCGAAGGCATCGGCATTGCCTCGGTCTCGACCGGCGACCTTGGTGGTGCCGACCATGACGGCAGAGCCGATGGGCCACTTGTCGGCGACGGTCTTGGCGATGGTGACGGTGGGCGCACCGGTGCCTGCCACCGTGACGGGCGTCTGCTCGGTATGGTTCGAGCAGCCGGCGAAATTGGCCTGACTCGACTTGTTGGCATACTTGAGCAGGTTCATCTCGTAAAGATAATCGTAGTCCGCTGCGGTATAGCCGCTGTACTCGGTGCCCTTCTTCTTGGCTGCATCATTCATCGAATTGTGCGAGCAGCTACGGGTCCAGAGCTTGGCGCCGGCGACCGAGCAGGGCTTTCCGGCTGAATCCTTGGATGCGCCAAAAGCCGCGCGGCACATGAATGGCTCGAGCGTGCCGTCAATACGGATCGAGCGGTCCTCGGGAACGTAGCCAACATGGGGACGGTCGGAACAGGCGACACGATACTTGCCATCGACGATGCCATGGAACACATAGCGCACGGGCGCGAGGGCGAAAACGTCTCGACCGTCCGTATAGGAGAAGTTGCCAAAGGAGCGCATGCCGGTGATGTGCCAGGTACCGGCATTGTCCTTGTAGCCGTTGACGTGCTCATAGCGGAACGGACCGACACCCATGTAAGGGTCGGTGCCTGGCTTGAGCAGCGTGGACGGCACCGGGTTGGCGATGTCGGCGTTTGCGAGGCTCTTGGTGGGCGTCTGAACGGCATCGAGCGTCTGGTCGACGGCGTAGATCTTGCCGTCGCTTTCCGAGCTCAGCCATCGCAGGATGGACTTGACGGTGAATTCGCCCTTGGCGGCATCCCATTCCGGATAGGGCGCAGGTGCGACATTCAGGCTCAGGATGGCATCGGTGATAGTGCCAAAGCCCTTTTCAAACGTGTCATTTACTGGAAAGATATGATCCATTTAGTCCCCCTTAACGGTCGTATCGACGATGACAGGCCATGTGTCGCCGTTCTCATCGGTAATGCGCTTGAAATACATGCTCTTGTCGGCAGAAATGGAGCCTCGCGCCTCCTCTGCCGCGAGTCGCGCATCGGCGGCGGCATCAGCCGTCTCCTTGATGGCGGCGGCGGCGCTGTCTGCCGATTTACCGGCGCTCAAGGCACTAGCCGCGGCAGCATCCTCGGACTCCTTGGCAGCGATGGCAGATGCGGTCGCATCATCGCGAGCGGCTTTGGCAGCTGCGGTCGCAGCAGAGAGCTTGTTCGACATCTCTATAAAGGAAGTCTCGCGCTCTGTCTCGTTGGCAACGCGCTGTTTCTCGGCCTCGGCGCGCTTGGTCTCGGCAACGGTACGTGCCTGCTCATCGATTTTCGCCTGTTCCAAAATCGAGATATAGACCGTCGCCTGCTGACCGCCGATATCGGCATTTTGCAGGACCTTTACCGAGCATGACTCGGTCGTGTCGAGATAGTCCTCTCCCTTGTAAATCTCGTAGTACCAATGCGCGAGTCCAGCATCGGTCGACATCTCAGCCGGCAGAACATGGCGGACCATGCCGGCGGGCGCGTTGGCGACCTCGATCTCGATCGGACCCACGAGCTGACCGGTGCCGGTGGTGCCGACGAATCGCACGGTGCAGCCGGTGAGGTCGTAAGGGATGCCCTTGTAGGCGATGCTCACCGTGAGCTCGCGGTTTCCGCGCTCGCCTCGGCGAAGCGGGTCGATTCGCTGCTCCCTAAAGGCATTCTCGGGCTTTTTTGTATCGAACGTTAGTTCTTGAGCCATAACGCCCCTCTCTTTACTTGATTAGCTTTGCGATGGCGGCGCATTGGCCGCTCGACATGACCAGGACCAGTACGGTGTCACCGACCTTTGCGTCGCAGTACCGCGAACAGGCGGTCAAGTTCTCGGCAGCGGAAAGACGCACCTGATATGCGCCGTCCTTCACCGCCATGACCTTGCCTCGCACGTGATAATCTGGCGAGCGCGGTGCCTGACTGAGCCGCAAGGCGCGCTCGGCCTCGCGGACCATGCTGTCAGCCATGGTTTGACCCCCTTTATGCGGCGATAACCTGACCGATCACATCGACGAGCAGGTCGCGCCTGATGAATTCTCGAATCTTGACATTCGACTCGGCTGTCGGCGTGCACGAGGTATCAATTGAGGTGATCGCGCCCTGGCGCTTGAGCCCTGAGTAGAGCACACCGACGGCGTCATTGATTTCTACCGGCACGAGCAGCGTCTTGACCTTGGTGTACTGGATTTCGGAGCTGCCATCGAGCAGCTTCTTTCGCGCGAGCGTCTTGAGGTTTTCAAGCCGTTCCTCCTTGGTCTCACCGTCAAGTTCGCTGACCTGCTCGACCGTGGAATTCTCGCGCCACGAGCGCGATGGCAGCGACGCCCTGCTCTCGGGGTCGATGTTGCGAGCCTGGGCGATATACGTCTCATCATCTGTCTCATAGGTGAGCACGACGATGTTGGGCGTATTGCGCCAATCGTTCTCAGACTCGATTCCGGGCATGAGCGTCGAGGTCTCATCGTTGGCAAAAGTCCAGGCGAGCTCGCGGGCGGTCGGCTCGATGTAGGGCTTGAGGATGACCGTGCCGTAGGCATCTGTATCGGCAGAACCGTACCCCGCGGCATCGAGCAGGTAGTTGACAACATCGAGCAGAGTATCGTCAGGTGCGAAAGTGTGGTCGCAACTCAACAGATAGCTGGATGATTGGCAGTTAGTTCGCAGGCCGGTGCCGGTGATGATCTTGTTGGCGGCGGCGATGGCGTTGGTGCCAGCCGTGACCGTGTAGGGCACCTTGAGCTTTGTATCGGACAGGACTTTGAGCAGCGAGTAGAGCTTAGAGCTACCGGATTGCCGGACTCCACCGCCGTCGAGCGAGGTGTAGTCCGGCTCATCAGATTCCACGAGGACGGTCGCGCGTCTCTGCTCGACCGTCACGCCGTTTCGGTCGCGGAACGTGTAGATGAGCGCGAGCGCGTCCACCTCATCGGGCGCGGCGCCGAAATACTTGAGCGAACCGGACGTCTTGAGCGTGTCGAATGCCGAGCGGTTGATGCTCGCGCTCTCGATGTTGTCGTAAAGTCCGAGCTCGTCCCACGTCCCCCATTTGATTCGACGGTAGAGCCATCCTGCATCGTAGCGAGCGCCCTTCCAGTCGGCCATCAGACCTCACCGCCGTCGACTCTCGTAATGGATACTGAGACCGATGCGCTGTAGTCCTCGAATCCGTCGTATTCCTCATCGATTTTCGCCGATGCGGAGCAATGGAAAACGTCACCCGACAGGCCCTTGTAGATCTTGTCACCCGAGGCGAAGGTCATACTCTCGAATGCGCGCGCCTGCTCTCGGGACTCGACCCACCCGGAAAAATCAATCTTGAGCGAGCGTTGACGCGATTGGACGAGCAGGGGCCACGTCCTGCCATCGAGCTCAACGATCTCATCGGACGGGCGCGTGGGCGTGCGTGAGCCGGATGGCTCCCACATCGCCTGAGCTATACCACCATCGTAAATAATGAACCACCACGGCGTCTCGATGATACCGGTGGCGGTCGAGGTGTTGACGGCGCCGGTGCCGGAGGTCGTGACGGCCTCGTAGGTGTACTCGATGTTGAGCGGAGCGAAGCGGTCGATGACCTCGGCACCGTCGCTCATGTCGGAGCCGATCTTGATGCGTCCGGTCTCGGTCACGCGGTAGAGGTCGAGGCACACGGCAGTGGCGAGCTCGCTGTCGCGCGAGAGCCTGACCTGTACAGTCGCGCATCCGGTGACCGGGTCCGTCTCAACGAAGATGTTTCCGCGCTGAGGCAGGCGAAACTTGGTCTTGACGGTGCGTTTCGTGGTCGCCGTGAGCGACGAGGTCGATCGGGACATGACGTTGATCACGTAGGTCTCGCCATCAACCGGCACCCACTCGTCGGTCGTGATGGTGGTCGTGAGGGACTTGCCGAGCGACTTTGTAAAGACCACCTCGTCGCCGCGCGTGATCGTGAGCGTCGATGCCTGCACGGTGCCGGACTGGTCGATATACGTCAGCTTTAGCGAGATCGGCACGTCGGTGATGACAAAGCCGTCCGCGGGCTGCTCGATGACAACAGTCGGGCGCTGTCGCACGCTAAAGGTGCGGTTGGCCGACCAGGGTCCAAAATTGTCATCCGCACCCTTTGTGCGGACGCGCCAAACGACCCGCTGATTAACGCCATATACGTTTGCCTTGACGATTGTGCTCTGATTGCCGGTGACTTCATCGACCGTCCAGCTGCTGCCGCCGTCTGTACTGATGGCGAGCTCTGCCTTTTGCTGATCTGAGCCGTCATACGGGTTATGGCGCCACTGGTATGCGACCGTAGACTCGTTGGACGCGATGACACCAGACGATGCCGGCGTCACGAGTGTCGGAGCCATCGGCGGGCAGATTGTCACGACCGAATCGGACTCGGCCCATTCGCTGTCGAGGTGCAGGCGTTTGTTTCGAGCGCGCAGCTTGAAGGTGCCGCCGCCGAGGTCGACATCGAAGGTCTTTACGAGGCCGTCGACATAGGTCGACTCGCCCCATTCCCCCCATCCCGTGCTCCCCTGCTTGCACGTCTGATACTCGAGCGAGGTGGCAGTGTTCGAGCTGTTTTCAAGCACAGCCGTGACGATCGTGTTGCTCTTGCGCGCGACCGAGACGAATCTCGGAGGCGCAGGCGTGTTGTAGATTGGCCCGGCGTACTGGTAATCGGGCGCCGAGCTGTTGTAGTTGTTGGGTATGACGCGCCACTCATACGAGTGGTCAGGTGCGGTCGATGCCGTCCAGGACGTCGGCGAGTTGGTGAGGTCAGCGACATTCGACCATGCACCACCGTCGATGCGCTGGTCGATGTAGATGTGTCGGTACGGACGGGCGGCGTGTGCATTGTTTCCCCACGACAGTTTCGCGGAGCTGTCGGATTGGCGCTCGACCTTGAGGCCAGAGATGTTGTACGGTTGCCATTCAGGTGCGCCGACCGTCTCGACGCCCTCGACAGACGATTTGTGGTAAGCGCCAGAATATGAGGTGTAGTCCGCGGAGATGCTCGCGCGAGCCGTGTGGCCGTATCCGACATCACCCCAGTCGCACCACCCGGTATCGGCGTATACGCCCTGACCGTAAAGCCTGACGGTCTGACCCCAACTCGTCTTAAGGATGGTGCCGTTGAATGACGAGTTGGCAGAGACCTCGACATAGTAACGAGCCTTGAGATTGACAACGTCATCGCGGTAGTTCTCGAAGCTGTAGGCGACGACCACGCGGAAAAGCGCCGCCGGGCCAGCCCAGTTGCCGGCATGATAAGCCATGCGCTACCTCCCATTCGCTGTCATCGCCTGGTCGATGGCACCGAAAACCTTGTATGCGACCGTATTCGCGATCTCATCGGCGTCGCCGTCGGCGTAGACGGTAATCTGCAAGTTGTTGGTCGAAGATGTGGCAGCGTGGCGCTCAAAGGTGTCCTCGATGAAGCCTCGGAGGATCGAGAGCGGCAACACGGCCTCGGGGCCTGCCTCGCCGCCGACCATAGCGCGGTCGCCGTTGAAGCCGAAAAGCGTAGGCCTGTTCAGAATGCCGCCCTTGGCATACCACTCGACGCTGATCTTGGGCGTCCTCGGCGGGACGATCGAGAAATCACCGCTGATTGAAAAGTGCGGCAGGTTGATGTGTGGCAGTTGCAGCCTGCATCCGCTGAAAAAGCCGGAAATCGCATTTAGCGCGCCGGACACCGTAGATTTCGCAGCACCGAGCTTGTCGGAAAAGAAAGTAACGACCCCCTGTAGGGCTCCGCCCACGATTGAGGTGATCGCATTAAACTGGCCGGAAAAAACGGAAACCACGGAGCCGAGAATTCCGCTGATCGCACCGGCAAGGCCATTTAAAATTCCAGACGCGATCGAGGACAGGCCATTTAAAATCGTCTGCACGCCATTTTGCGCCATCGTGAAATTTCCGGTAAAAATACCGACAATTACGCCAAGAACGGTATCAATTACACCTTGGACAACGGCCATCCCGCCGGTTATGACCTGAAGCAATCCAGATGCGAAAGCCATGGCGCCGGAGACAATGAAGCCGAATCCGGTGATGTATCCATCAACCAGAGATTGAAGGGCCGGCAGCAATCCAGTCGTGAAAAATACCGACAGCGCATCAAGCACCGGCTGGATCTGCGCGACAGCCTGAGAAATCGTGTCGCAAATCTGCTGCCAAATCCCCATGACCGTATTACGGAAGCTGTCGTTGGTATTCCACAGATAGACGAGTGCGGCTGTCGCCGCGGCGATCGCGATTGCGACAAGCCCGATCGGCGATAGCAGGAAACTGACCGCACCGCCGAGCGCGGTCACGCCACCGGAAACGGCGGTAAGAATCGGCACGATATTTGCGCCGATGGCAAAGGCCGCGATGCCGGCGGCACCGCCAGCCACGGCGGGCGCGATCTTGTCGAAGTTGTCGATAAGATTGCCGACCGCCGGGACAACGTCATTGCTGATGACCTGGACACCCTCGCGCAATGGCTCCTTGAACTTGTCATAGAGCTTGAGACCGACTTCCTCGAGCGCAGAGTCGAGGTTGCTCAGGTCGCCGGCAAGGTTGTCGGTCATGGTCGCGGCCATGTCCTGAGCCGCGCCCTTGGAGTTATACAGCTCGTCGCGGAAACTGCCGAGCTCGTCGGTGCCGGCATTGAGGATGAGGTTGAGGCCCTTGATGGAGTCAGCCGTAAAGGTCGATTGCAAAGCGCTCGCCTTTTCAGCGTCGCCCATGCCATTCGTCGCACTCTCGACATCGCGCATGATGTCGACCATGTCGCGGTAGTTGCCGTTCGCGTCCATCACGGCAACGCTCGCGTTGCCGATCTTGATGGCACCATCGGACATCTTCGCCGTCATGTCTCGCATGACGGCGTTTAGTGCAGTACCGGCCTCGGAGCCCTTGAGTCCCTGATTGGACAGCTCGGAGATAAATGCCGTCGTTGTCTGGACGTCCATGCCGGCGGCGTTGCAGTTTGCCGCGCAATTCTTAAATGCGGCGCCAAGCTGCTCGACGTTGGTGTTGGCGTTGCCCTGAGCATAAGCCAACACATCTGTCATCGTAGCGGCGTCACTTGCCTGCATCGAGAATGCCGACAGGTAGTCGGTGAGCAGGTCTGATGCCGACGCGAGGTCCATTGAGCCCGCCTGTGCGAGCGTGAGCACGCCGTTGATGCCGTCGAGCGATTGCTCGGTATCCCAGCCGGCGAGCGCCATGTAGCCGAATGCGTCGGCTACCTGAGCCGCCGAGAAAGTGGTCGTGCCACCGAGCTCACGCGACTTCGCCTCAAGGCGCTCCATGTCATCGGCGCTCGCGCCTGAGAGCGCCTGAACGTTGGACAGCGACAGCTCGAAGGTTTTGCCGAGGTCGATGACCTCCTTGGCGGTGTCCTTGGCACCCTGGGCGACGCGCGAGAGCGCATCGCTCGCGAGATTGGACAGCACGCCCTTGGCGATCGTGAAGCCGTCGTTTGCGCGGTCGGCTGAATCTGCGAGGTTATCCTCCTCGCGCGCGAGCTCTGCCGCTGCATCCTCGGCAGCGCGCATCTTGGACTCGTTTTGGCGAAGCTCGGAATTGAGCTCGCGGATGTTGCCCTCGAGCTCCTTGGCCTCGGTCGAGTCCTTGCCCTTTGCGATGACGGCGTCGGCATATGCCGTCTGCAACTGCTTGAGCTTTGAGCGCTGCTCGTTGATTTTGTTGGACAGCTGCGTGTAGGCGCTCTCGGCCTGCTGCTCGGCGTCGGCCTGCTTCTCGATCTCGGTGCTCGTCTGGCTGATGGCGGCGCGGACGTTCTGCTGCGCGGCTTTAGCCTGGTTGAGTTGGTTGGTGAGCTTCTGGGACGATACTGAGTTCTCACCAAAGGCGGCGTTGGACGCCTCGAGCTGTGAGGCGAGCGCGTTGATCTTCTGCTGTAGCGTCTCGTCCTGCTGCTCGAGCAGTTTCTTCTTGCGCGTCAGCGCCTCGACCGATGCGCCGGTGTTCTTCATCTGCGCAGCATTGAGCTTGAGTTCGCCGCGGAGCGTGGTCATGGTCGAGTTGGCCGACTTGATGGCGGCACGGAATTGCTCTGTTTCGGCCTTAAATTTGATTTCGACCGTATTCTTGCTCGCCACTACCTCTTCGCCTCCTCTCGGAGCTTGTTCTCGACAGACGATTGCCAAAGGTCATAGGCGTTTTTGTTCGCCATGACGCTCAGCAGAAATGGGATGTCTGCGTTAAAAAAAATGTCCTCGGACATGCCGAGGACGAGGACGTAAAAGGCGTAGGCATCTTCCACGTCGGTGATTTCAAATTTCGGAGGTCGCGCGACCAGCTTGGATTTCTCCCTGGCGCCTAATTCCCTTGCGCGCTTTCTGAACGGTTCCGAAAACGCGCCATCTCTTTTGGGGAGATCAACGCCATCGCCGCCATCGTGACCGCATTGACGTCGGCCGGCGCCACGGAGATGAACTCATCCTGCGTGAGCGCATCGGCGAGCGTGCCGTTGTCCTCGATGTACTGGCATAGGTATCCGCAATACACGATGTCAAGCATCTTGAGTACGTCATCGGCGGCACCAGCCATGACCACATGGCTAAATTGGGAATAGAGCTGTTTGTTGAGCGCTCGGAGCTTGATGAGCAGTCCCCACGTGATCGTGAGCTTGAGCTTTGTGCCGTCACTCATCTCGATCTCGGTCGAGGCATTGATGTTGCGCTTGGGCTTGGGCATTTCGCGTCCTCCATAATGGCCGGGGCGCAAAAGCGCCCCGGCATCGGCTAGTTAATCTCCTGGACGAGGTCAGGGTCGGCCTTGCGAATCTCGGCAAGGCGGTTCTCGGTGATGTTGAGCACATCGCCGACGGCGTGCACGCGCTTCGAGCGACGGTCGATAAAGGCCTTTAGAACCTGGACTTTCACCTTTTTGGTCGCCATGGCTACTCAGCCGCCTTGACAAGCTCCGGGGTGAAGCTTTCCATCCAGGCGTTCTTTACGTCCTCGGTGGCATCTTCGAGGTCGCACTCGTAATGGCCGAAACCGTTCTCATCCGGCGAGAATCCGATCTCGACCTCGAGCTCGGCAACCTCCTCGGCACCGTTCTCGACCTTGGATGCGGGGCCGGTGTTCATCACGCAGACTGGCCATGCCTTGAGCTTCTCTTTTTCGTCCTCGTCAAAGACTCGACCGGTCAGCACGAATTCCGGGTGCACAGACGAGCGGCCATAGGCGGTTACGCCGGGCTTGAGCTTGTCGGACTTCATGGCCATAAGGCGGTTGTAGAGGTCTCGGGGCATGTGCGCGGTCAGCTTGAGCGTGCCGCTACCGGTACCGCGCGTGCGCTTCTTTGCAACCACGCCTCGGCACTTCTTCGTGATCTGGATGACCTCGGTCTCCTCTTCAAGGGAGCCGATGCACCCGATCGGGCACGTCTCGGTGCCGAGCTTCACGACGAGCTCGCGCACTTCATACTCAGAAAAGACGGTCGTTTTAATCGCCATCTCAACTCCATTCACTTGTAATTGCCTGCACGCAGCGCTCGACAATCCTCGGGATTACCGACTCGGCTCCGCGCTTGAAAAATTGCTGGTTGCCGGCGTGCCTGTTGGTGTTGCTGCCGTCATCTGGAAAGTAGAGGTACTGGTAGTTGCCTTTGGCGGCAACCGTCACGGCAAGATTCTCATTCGTGCGGTATTCGGGCCAATCGGACACCTTAGCCGATGCCTTGTGCCCTTTAAAAGTCCTGCCTGATGCATGGATGAGCGGGTTGATTCCCCGGTAGATGACAGGTCCCGCCTCGTTATGCAATACCTCGTTGATGGCTCGCTCTGCATTATCGGGATACTGCTGAGCCGCCACGGTGACGGCGGCGAAATCGGCCTCGCCGATAAACGCCCAGCCGCTCACGACTTGACCGCCTTGACAAATCGGAGCGTCATCATCTCAACGACGTCCTTTGTGCCGGGCTTGGTCGTGTAGTAGTAACCGATGGCAGTGCCGTGGTCCAGGCGCATGCCGGGAATTGCTGTCATTGCGGCGATTACCTCGGCGGCGGCACCATCGGGCACATAGCTCTCACGCACCATCGCGACCGAATACACGTTCGTGAAGCCGGTCAGATTGTCCTTTGCGCGTGTTTCCTCGCGGGAAAAGACCGTGTAGTCCCACGGCTCGCTCTCCTTAAGTCCGGCGGCGGTGCCGTAGAAAACGACATCGTCGACAGTGGCGAGCGCATCGCGGATGCGGTCAAGCGTGCTATCGGGCGTCGACATACGGCACGCCTCCCTCAAGGTAGAGATACATCTCCGTATTGGTCCTGTCGATGTGGGCGATGCCGTAAATCGTGGCGCCGATGACTGCTTTCATCCCAGGCTTTACCGCCGGAATGTTGTGTGTGCAGACCTTTGCACTGCACGTGAAGCCAAGGCGCTCTGAGACCTCGTAATCCTGATCACGGACTGAACATGAGCGGAAGAAAAGGCGCACGAGCGCATCGAGGTCGTATGGGACACTCGGGTTGCGCTTCGCGCCGAAAGATGACGGCGCGCGGGTCTCGGTGTAGATTCCCACAACGCCGTCGCTATAGCTAGGCAGAGGTCGCTTTTTGAGCATATTCCACCGCCAGCCACCGGTCTCGGCACTTGGCGATCTTCTCGGTATAGTTGACTTCGAAATCGTCGAGTGCGTCATTCCACTCGTAAAAACAGTACGCAAGAAAAAGCGCCTGCTCGGTGCCGCCATTCTCAAAGGTAAATGAGCGCTCGGTGATGGCGAGCATGGAGCGGAGGTCGGCGTCGGCCTGCTCCATGATCTCGTCTATGCGCTCATCGATCTCATCGTCTCGGTAGGTCACGCGCAGCTTGCGCCGTACCTTGTCGACAAGCGCCATGCGCCACCTCCTTTAGGCTACGGGCAGGTCCTCGGCAACATCGTCAACGGCACGATCGGCAGAGGTGTCGGACAGGGCAACGACATTTGCGGCGGCAGCGGCGCCGACGTTCTTCACTGTCACATAGGCCGGGTCGAGGTTAGAGATATCAAGCACCGCGAAGCTGGTGTTGTCGTATGCGCGACCGGCAGCATGCTGGACGAGCTTGAAGGTTCGGGCATCGTCGAGGAAATGGACGGAGTCATCGAAGATGATGGCGCCGTTGCGCTTGCCGCCGACGGCGAGCGTGTAGTCATCGATGACGCCGAGCACGGCGGTGCCGGTCTTGACCACGTTGGACTCAATGACCTCGGTCGGGAACGGGAACAGATCTCGGACGTAACCGCCGACCTCGGGAGCGAGCACGGTGGTCGCAGGCATAACCTTGGTCAGGTAGTCAATCGTGTTGACGAGCAGCACGACACCCTTGATGTCGCGCATCTTGCCCTTCTCGGTGCGAGCAACCTTGGCGACGAGCTTGCCGTAATCGACGGGAGCGAAGGAGGTTACGGCGACCTTCTCCTTGTCCGGGTAGCCGGTAGACTGATTGAAGTCGCCGTTGGGATTCTTGGTCATGCCGATGGGCATGTTGACGCCGGTGCCGTTGACGATGGCATCCTCAAGGCCGTAGCCGAGCGCCTCCGCCATGACGGCGCGGATAAAGGCATCAAGGAATACCGGTCCCATGTCGAGAAGGTCAAGCGGGATGATGCAGAAAGCGGTGTACTTAGCCTGGGTGATGTCGAGGACCTTGAGCGCGCCCTTGATCTCGTCGGTGACCTTGGAGTCGATGGGGCCCCAGGAGCCCTTCTGGACGGTGGAATCGTTGATGATCCACTTGGTCGAGTAGCCGGCGTTGGCGAATCGTATCTTGCTGAGCAGCGGACGGGTCTCGATGAGATAGCGCAGGACGTCCTCGATGACGGTCTCGGGCATCAGGTCGTCGACGTTCTCATCTTTGAGGATGTCGATGAAGGACTGCTTGGACTCGGCACCCTTGAGCGCCTGGGCGATGCCGGTGTACCAAGCGGACTCCTTGGCGGTCAGCGTGCGGTAGCCACGGTTCGCCAGGACCTGATCGTCCTTGGACTGGCTGTAAAGGTCGAAGTCGGAGCGGATGGACTCGGCGATCTCGTTGCCGAAGGCATCCCAAGCGCTCTCCATCTGCTTTGCGTCGCCGGACTGGAAGGCCTCGGCGATCTTGGACGCGCTCTTGGTGGTCTTGATAAGGCTCATTGAGTCTCCTATCTATTTCGTTCTAATTGGCGAAAATGCTTGCGAATGCGGCAATGCCGCCGGCAAAAGCCTGCTTCTTGTCGGGGTCCTTCTCAGGGTCCTCGGGCTCGTCATCGGGCTCGGCGTCATCGTCGCCGTCATCGTCGCCATCGTCATCATCCGAATCGGAATTGCCGTCATCGGCACCGGAATCGTCGCCGTCATCGTCATCGGTATCGTCCGGGTCATCATCGTCATCCTTGGTGGCGGCACGATGCTCGACGGATGCCATGACGAGTGCCATGAGCGAATCGCGCGCGCCCTGGGACGCCTTGTCGCCGCTCTCGAATGTCTCGATGGCGGTGGCAAAACCCATATCGACGGCGTCTGCCGGGCTGATCCACGTCTCGGCGTCCATGAGCTCGGTGAGCTCGTCCTCGGTGATGGAGACGCGCGCCATGTATGCCGACTTGGACGCGCTCGTGATGGTGTCCATATCGTCGGCAAGCTTACGCAGCCCGGCAGCGTTGACGCCCCATGCGCTCGTCCAGGCGTTGTGAATCATCAAGAGCGATGCATCCGACATAAGGCGCTCGTCACCGGCCATGAAAATCACGGACGCGATCGAGCAGGCGAAGCCGTCACAGGTGGTGCGCACGCGCGCCTTGTGTCGTCGGAGCGCCGAGTAGATGGCAAGGCCCTCGGCGACCTCGCCGCCGTAGGAATTGATGTGCACGTTGATCTGGGACACGTCGCCGAGCTCGTCGAGCTGCTTGGACAGCTTCGGTGCGCTCATGGCGTCATCGTCCCACCAGCAAGAGCTGATGTCGCCATAGATGTCGAGGTCGGCGGTCGTGCCGTCCTCGGACGTTGTGAGCTGAAAGTATTTCTTCACTACATTTCACCCCCTTGATTCGCGTCGCGGAGTACATCCTCAACGGCGCCAAGGTTCTTGGTGATAAAGCGCTTGTCGGCGATCGGGTCGCTGATAGGCTCATAACCGAGTGCCTTGAGCACGTCGTTGATGCAGAAAACGCCATAGGACATCAGCTGCGAAGCCGGTCCAGCGGCATCGAAGATGTCGATGTGTTTGATGGTGGTCGTGTCGACCTTGACCTTTGAGCCGGCCATGATTTCGTCGGGCTCGAAATTCTTTCGCGTGACCTCGTCGGAAATCATCTTCGCCTCAGGGTCGACCGAGAACGTGAGCATGGTGTTCACGAGGTCGCCCATGTTGGTCATGTCGCCATACATAATCGATTTCGGGACCTTAAATGCGATGGCGGCGCTGTCGTAAATCTCTTTACGTAGGTCTGAGATATCGGTGGGCTCGACTGCGTTCTCGACCTTGACCGGCTCAAGGTGTGAGCCCTTAGTCTCGAAATATACTGAGTTGGCATTTTCGATAAAGGTCTTGAGATTGCGCTTAAGCATGGCCTCGGCCTTGTCCTCGTCCTTGAGGCTACCGGTCAGACCGCGCTCCATAACGAGCTTGTATTTCTGGCCTGATGTCGCCTTGTATGCCGCCATCGCCGCCGCCATCAGCGTCGAGTACGAATCGAGCATGCTCTCGACGTAGCACGAGATGTTCTTGTCGGCGAGCTTGAAGAACATACATTCGTTCGCGCGGTACTTCCTGATCAGGTTGGCGTTGCCGACGACGATGCCGCTGAAAATATCCTGTTCTAGTGGATGCTCCTCGCGGCTGTAAGAATCTGCGACATAGAAGCTGTCGCCGACAGGCACGACGAGCGCATCGCCGCGCATACAGAGGCGCTCGACGAGCTCGCACCAAAACTGTGCGGCATTCTGATTGTTGTTTGGCTCGACGTTCAGGCGATACCAGAGGTCATCGTTGACCTCCTTGCCGTTCTCGTAGACGCGAAAAAGGCACATCGCGAGCGCGTTGGCCTTGTACGAGATGGCGGTCGCAAGCGCGATCGCCTTGAAATAGGTGGCGGCGGCAAGCTCAGACTCGACGCCGCTGCCGGCGGCAGGCTCAATCTCAGCCTGCGTCACGCGCAAGCCGAGAAAATCGATAGCTTTCAAACGGCCTCCCCTCTAGAAGGTCATGGTCGGGATGATTTCGATTTCCGAGGTATCAGGCAGGCGGTCGGCCACCGTGAATGCAGCGGCGAGCGCCATGAAGCCATCGGTCTTACGCGACTTCGGCTCGATCTTGTCGTAGCAATAATTTCCATGCGCGGCGGCTGTGAGCTTTACGTTGTTCGCATACCAGCGCATCATCGGATCGTCTCCCCAGGCGATGCGGTGGTTGATGAGCGCAGAATTGACGATGGGCTGAATCTGCATCAGGTCGGACGGTCGCACGAGCTTGACGGTCTTTTCCTTTGCGGAAAAGCCGATTGAATCGAGCTCGCGCATAAAGGTCGCATGCCGGTATGAGTCGATGGCGCCCTCTTGGATGTCGTAGGTCCCCATCTGCTCGTAGAGCCAATCGGTAACGAGGCTCGCGTGAATCTCGACATCATCGACGTACTCGAGCAGGCCGCGACGCTCCCACTCATCGAGCGGCGCCTTGATGCGCGCCAAGTCCTTTGACGCTCGGCAGACCCAAGAGTGCTGGATCGCGAAATACTCGTCACCGTCGCGGAAAAGCAGCGCTGCTGCGACGAAGTCCTGGGTTTTCGCGAAGTCGATGCCGAAAACACAGGTCATGCCGGAGAGGTCCGGCAGCTCGCGCGATGCGGCCTTGAGGTTGTCGTAATCGGTGAGCTGGTAGTCGGGGTTGCCCGCCGGGAGATTCATGCGCTTGGTCATGAAATCGGCGTTGCCGGCAGGGTTGTCGAGGAAGTCCTGATACTCCTGCTCGATCTGGCTCACCAAAACGGGAAGGTACGGCAGGCTCGGGTTTGCCTTGACCCAGTTGCGCTTGTCCGAGACCTCGTCGGCGGTGTCGAGCTTGAAGATCAGCGGCAGAAACCCGTTGTCTGGAATCTCGCCAGAGAGGATGCGACGCGACTTATCAAGCAGACTGTCGAGCACGCCGTCACGCACATCGCCATCGGTCGTGATGTACAGGCGGCGCGGATGCGGCTTCTTGCCGAGACCGGTCGTAAAGACCTTGATGTTGTCGAAGTTCTGATAGGCATGGACCTCGTCGAAGATGACCATGCCGGAACGCAGGCCGTCCTTCGATCTGGGGTTATCGGTGCGATACTTGATGCGAGAGTTGGTCGACCGGCAGACGATTTCCTCTTTGTTCCAATGGAAACCTTTTTGGAATCGCCGGCGCTGACCGGAGTTCTCGAGGATGTTCCAGATGTCGTCAAATGAGGTCTTTGCCTGTTCCTCGGAGTTGGCGCAGATATCGACATCGTAGTCGCGAATGCCGTTGACCTTGGTGGTCGAGCAGAATGCGATGAAGCTACAGAAGCCGTTCTTGCCGCCACCTCGCCCCATGTAGGCTAATTCCTGGGACCAGCGAGGCGTGCCGTCCTTGTTGAACACGCACATGAACAGCGCGAATGCGAAAAGCTCCCAGGCGAAAAGCTCGAACGGGAAATACTTCTCGTAATGCCTGTATTCGGCAAGGCGGTCGGTGTCGATTATCAGTTCCTCGTCGGCGAAAACTCGCCGGAGGTGCGCCATGAGCTGATGCTGCTCGGCGCATGCCCTGACCTTTCCGGTCTCGACCATGCGCATGTAGGTCGTGATCTCGGGACAGTTGATGCGCTTGTGCCGCCGCGCACGTGCGCTAGAACTCACCCTCGCCATCATCCTCACGGCGCTCGGGAACGACGAGCTTGCAACGCGCGGTCACAGTGAGACCGAGCGAGGACGCGCACGCCTGCGCCTGCTTAAAGGCACGGTCCTGGGCGATCTGCAAATTCTTGATGTTGAGCGGGTCGTGCTCGTCCATCAAGTCGGAGGTGTAGCGCTCATAGAGCGATTCGGAGACAACGTAGCGCGCGAGGCAGTCGGCATCTGGTTGCCCGAAATTGTCGGGCATGAGCGCCGTCAGCATCTCGGCGTAGCGCTCGAACTCACGACGGATATCAGGCCACTTGTCAAGGTAGCCCGGCGGCGACACGCCGCGAAGCGCGACCGGCACGACCGACTCGGTCGCCTTGCGGCGCTCCTTCTCGGCCTTGGTCAGATGCGACTTGCCGCGCGCGGTCAGCACGTCGACCGGCTGCTTGTTTCGTCCGGCCATCCGCACACCCCCTATCGCTGATTTTCAAAAACGGAATTTAAAATCCTCTGTCTTATACACCCCCCCGTTGTTCGCCCCCTACGGAATTAGGGGCTATGGGGAGCTGGGGGCCTGCTATGCCTCAGTCCCAGCGCTCCTTGGTCACGGGCTTGCCCTTTGGCTTGCGTCGCGGACCGTCGAAGCGACCATGAGCGGCGTTGTGACACGAGTTGCACAGAGGATGCAGCACCTCTCGCCTCGTCCCATCAGGCAGCTCAATGAATCGAGTGAGCGCCATGCCCGGATGCGAATGCACGTGGTACTCGTGATGCACTGTGTCGGCTCTCACGTAGACGCCGTGGTCCGCGCACTCCTCGCACTCAAAGCCGTGGTCCTCAAGGACCTCATGCCTCAGTGCTTTCCACTCAGGCGAGTTGTAAAAGACATAGATCTTGTCATCGGCATAGAGCTCGCGAATCCATGACGCGAGCGGCCTGTCGCTCGGGACATGCACGGCGCACCTCTAAGACAAAAGAAAAGGACCGATGGCTGCTGTCGCCCATCGGTCCCTCAACTACCACGATCCTCACCAGCGCGCCCCCGCGCTGTGTTTGCGCATCGAGCAGGGTTGGACTGTCTCAATGCGCGAATCGCAATGATATCTATATCACTTCAAAGCCCGGTCACATCGGCTCACAGCAGCTCAAAGTGGCTCACATCGGCTCAACTTTTAAGGTAGTCGGCATTGAGCCCGATGCTTCCTGACATTGAGCCGAGGCCCACGCCGTCGATAGCGTGGTGTAGGCCGATGCTGTCGATGGTGTCGAGCGCGGTCATGGCGTGGCGCTTGGCAGTCGCCGGCGAGACGTGGCACAAGACACCGCATCTAACCCACGTCTCGGCGTTCAGATAGCGCCAGAACAGCACATCTGCGTATTCGCTACCAAGTACCGCAGAGACTCCTTCTCGCCCGTTCCTGCCGTAAATGAGAGCCGCACAGAGGTTAAGGAGCTTGGTGTCCTCAACGAGACGGGTACGCATCATCGATTCGTAATCCACGATCGCGATTGACGCAGCCGTTCCGTTGACGTCCTTGGTCGCTCCACGACCGCCGCCCGAGATTGATGACGAGCCGCCAAGCGTGCGGTGACGCATGCGCTCGAGCTGCTTGGCCGCATGGTCGCGCTCGATGGCGGCAGATCGCGCGGCCTCGAACAACTCGTGAGCATCCTTGAAATCGTCTAGCACAGCCCGGCTCCTTTGCAAATGTCGCGAGTTTTCAACAGCCCAAAAAAGTTTTCAACAGAGAAAGAACCAAAGAGAGGACTTCCTTGTGAGGTTGACTCCCGACGCCCGGCACGTCTCGTTAATAACGAGCCGTGCGTCGGCGTTTCTTTTATTTTCTTTTCTTTTATTTTATTACAAGCATCGCTAAAGCATCGCTTAAGCGATGCTTTGTTGAAAGTTTCCCCAGGTAGATTAGGCATTTTCACTCCCCTCTTTTCGCGCCCTGCCGCCGAGTGCCGCACTGGCTCTGCACTTACCGAAATACAGTGCTGCCTCGTCCACCACAGGCGATTTTATTGCACCGTCCCCGAACATCTGTATGAGTCCACATTCGGACAGATCCTTGAGGAATTGCCCCAGGGCGCTCAGGTTGTCTCCAAACCAGAGCTCGTCGGCAAGGAGGTACTGACTTTCGGTGTCAAGCGCATCGATTACGTGACCTTCCTCAGTGGCAAGGCGCTCAAGCAAGCGCATGTATCTGCCGTATCCATCTGGACCGCAACGCCTGATAAAGCGACGGCAGGCGGTCGAGTCGGCGAGGTGCGCGTCGTGGCTGAAATACTTGAGCGGAGCTGCGGCAGCCGCCTCGATGTCAACCTGTGTGACCTTTCTCCTTGCCATCGGGAAAACTCCTAGTCCTTACGTTTTCTTTCCTCTAGATGTGCGTGTCTCTTGGCTCCCCATTTCGGATGGATGGCGATGCACTCGGGACAGCGCTTCTGGTTTTTGGCGCGAGCGGCAAACTGCTTGCCGCAGACACAACAGGTGGCGATCAGCTTTGTAGTGCGCACGCCGTGCGCCTTGAGTCCCTGCGCTCGGCATTCCGGGCACGTCTTTCGATAGCGATTCTGGTAATCGGCGCCGCGGCTCGGATCCGGCAGGAATGTCTTGCCGCAGACGCCACATGTCCTAGGCACCGACAGCTCGGCCTTGTGGATGCCTGATGCGAGCTCGCAAAGCGCCACGCACTGCCTGAGCGATTCGGCATCGTGCCAGTCCGGCGTGTCGGCAGAATTGATGCGAGCCATGAGCCGATGCGGTACGGCGACGAGGTTTTCAGGCGAGCAGTTGAACGGGTTCTTGTCGGCGCACACGATGTCGTATCCATCTGGAATCGAGCCGTGCACCTCTCGGTAGACGATGCAGTGCTTGAACTCCCAGTTGTCTTTTGACATCGGTACAACCGGTTCTTCGCGTACCTTGACCAAGATGCCGCCCTTGGTGCGCCGCTCGAATCCGATGGGCTTTCGCGGCCTGCCGCCACCAGGGCGACGAGGCCGCATCTGCCGTCCGTTGTTGGCGCGCCACACGTTGACCTGTCCGCGCGAGAGTGGAAAGCCAAACTCAGCCTCGAATTGCTCTGACAGCGCTGGCACGGCCTGTCCCACATCATGCTCGTCCATCCAGGCGTTGTAGGCGGGCTCGCGCGCCCAGATGATGCGCTTGGTCACGGTGTCGGGCGCTTTCTCGCGCGAATGCCTGAGCCCGAGCTTATAGGCCTTTTGCGCAAATGCGCCGGCAGTCGGACGCCGACCGAAACGCTTCTCGAATTGGTCGAGCAGATGCGGGACGTGCTCCTTGGAGTAGTTCTCGCGTATATACTCGATCTCTTCGTCCGTCCAGACTCGACCTCCCATTAGAGCAGTCCCTTGGGGATGGTCGCGGTGGCACCGAGTTGATGCTTGAGCTTGATGACGTCGGCGGTCAGGTGTCCGGAGTCGATGATGGTCTCGGCGATGTCCTTGACCGCCTTGGCGCGCTCAATCTCGGCCTTGAGCGCGTCGGTGTCGGACGGGTCGATGTTCTCAAGACGCTCGAGTTGGCGGAAAAGGGGCGCGTTGATGTCCATTGACATAAATGTTGTCCTATCTCGTGGAGTTGATGGTTAGTGGTGCTTGATGGCGAGGTTGCCGTAGACGAGCGAGCACCAGTCCTCGCCTCGGCGCTCTTGGTAGTCCTCGCAGATGGTGGTGTCGCGGACGGCGCGGAGATACGGATCGGGATGCTTGCACCAAGACCTGTCGTATCTCTCGCGCCACCAACGGCAAGTCTCGCAGCAGGGCGCAGGCGGGAGCATTACCGGGTTTTCTGCCAGTCGCGGACATGCTCGATGCAATCGATGGCCTTGTTGAGGTCGCCCTTGCAATCGCCCTTGTATGCCCAGCGCCAGAGGTATTTGAACGCATTGGCCCACCAGAAAATGACCATCGGAGGCATCGCCATACGGGTCGCCCTGGCAAGCATGGCTGCAAGTGCCATGTCGCAGGTAATGAAGCCGTCGCCGCGGTAGTGCTCGGGAATGCTCTCAAGCCACTCCTTGTTCCTGTGGTCAATGCTCTCGATGACGCCGTTGATGGTCGTAACCCAGGCGTGCATGGCACGCTCAGGTACGGACACGTTGCCATCAGAGCGGTCCTCGGCCTCGTCGACGAAGTTGAGGTAGGAATTGATGCCACCAAGTGCGCACTTGAGAGTGTCGCGCTCGGTCTTGGTAATGAATCTAGGCACGGTCGGGCTCCTTGTATTTGTCGCAGGTATGGGACGGGTTGACGCTCATTACGGCCTTGTCGACAGAACAGTAGAGGTTGCCGGGACTGTCGGGATTGGCTGGCGGCGTGAATGTATACGGCGCTGCAAAACGGCACTCCGCGCACGTCTTTGGCGCCTCGGTCTCTGTGGTTTCCTCATCACTCATCGGCATTTGCCTTTCTTCTTGGGGTTCTTGGCATTTCGGCGCGATCGCTTGAGTGCCCTCTCTCGCGCTCGGTTGGCCTTGCGCTCGGCATTCACGGCGATTTCAGACAGCTCGTGCCAATCGTCATCACTGCGGTTGAGCGGGTTGGCGAATGTGGCAAAGTCAACGGGCACAAAGGTCGCGCGAGGACCATGTTGTTTTGGAATCAGGCCGACAATCATGTCGGCAGCTGAGTCAATTGGCGAGCCGTATAAAATCGCATCCTCATACATGCTCGCGACAGCATCGGCAAAATCGCGCGACGATGTCGCAGCTCTGTCGCAGCTCTGTCGCAGTTGCAGGGCGTTTTCGAAAAGCCGCCGAAACTCTGGACGCATCGGCAGAATCAGCTCGCCCTTGTCAAGCCAACGAGGTCCACTGAAAACGCCATCGCGCCTGAATCGCTCGACGAGGCACCTGCTCAGCTCGCGCGCGCTCATGATGCGCTTCATCACTCGTAGCCCTCGTCATCGTCGCGCGATTTGACGTTCACGAGCAAAAGGGCGAGTCCGGCGAAGCCCAGGGCGAATGCCGTGATGATGACCGGCACGTACCAAAGGAATGCCAGATGCGCGAAATAGCAGACAACCGCGGTGATGACCGTGATGGCGATGAGCATGACGATCGAGCCGAGTAGCGCTGCCAGGATGCACAGCAACTTGGCAAGGCGCTCGAAGTTACGTCGGCACTCGGGTCTCATTAGCGCTCACCTCCCAGGGCGATAACCTGTGCGCGGCGATGCTTACTCAAGCCACCGACTCGGCGGTTGTCGGCGATGGAGTTGGCGAGCATAAACTCCCTGGCTCGGCTGATACCGATGCCGGGAATGGCGCGGATGAACTCGAAAACCTTCATGCGCTGCATCACGGGCAGCTCGATTGCCGCGGCAACGGAAAGCTCTCCATCCTTCATCTCACGCTTGAGTCGCATCCTCGCCTTGCGGGTCTCGCTTGCTTTCTGCGATGCGGCGAAGCGCTCCTCTGGGGTCAGCTGCGGGAGCGGGTTGGGAGGAAAGCCTTTGCCCATCTCGTCAAACTCGGTAAGCGCCTCGATTTCGGCATCCGACAGCTCGTCGAATTCGTCCATTTCGTCCTCTTTCTGGGTGTAAGCAAATAACTCGTTCTTATTTGCTTGTGTGCTGTTGCTTTACGTGTTTTTCGTATGTCTAACTGTGGTTTTTCCAGATTGTTGAATTGTTGAAAACTAGGTCATTGCAACTCCATTGCAACCGCTATTTCTGGCTGTTTTGGGAGTTTTCAACAGCCTTGTCCCATGCCGTGAGACCGTCCCTGATCCTTTTCTCGGACTGCTCGAGCTGCACTCTCAGTGCCGCATAAGTCCGCACATCGTCCTGATGGATGGCAGATAACTTTCGGTACATAACTATTAGGTCGCTCTCTTTCTTGGTGAGCTGTGTGGGCTTCAACTAAACACCTCCTTGAATCGCCTTGTAGAAAGTTTCAGCTGCCGCCATGTCGCGGCCCTGCAGCATGTGACCGTAGATTCGGATCGTGATTGCCGGCGATGAGTGTCCAAGGCGCTCGCTGAGCGTCACCACGTCGATACCGTGTGCCAGGCACCAACTGGCGTGCGTGTGGCGAAGCGTGTGAAATGTCGCTTGGCGGTCGAGGTCGAGCTTTTCGACGAGCCGCTTGAACCAGCTGCTCAAGGTCGAAGGTCTCGCCCACGTGCCGTCGACGCTCGCGATGCCCATGTCCCGGGCACTCCCCTTCTTTGTCTCGTGCCACGCCATGAATCTCGCGATGACCTCCAGCTCCTCCGGTACGAGCGAGATGTTGCGCCTGGACGTGGAGCTCTTTGGCTTCTCCTTGCGGTATGGCTGCTCGTTGCCGGGCTCCACGACCGTGCCGCCGATGTGGATATATCCGCGCTTTGGGTACACGTCCTTAGGTCGCACGGCGCACACCTCGCCGCAGCGCGCGCCGGTGTGGAGCGCGAGCCAGGCTGCAAAGGCATTCCGGCGCTCGATGTCGCCCACCTCCACATCAAAGCTCACGATCGGGTCGAGGTAGGCGTTGAGGATTGCAACATCGTCCTCCTCAAGCGCGATCGCCTCGTCCTGGTCGCGGTATGGCTTGACGGCGGCGAGCAGCGGGTTGGTCTCCACGAGGCCTACGCTCACGAAGTACCTATAGGCACCTCGTAGGAATTGGTAGACCGCGTTGACCGTGTTGGGGCTCAGCTGCTTGCCGTCGCGCGAGCCGTGGCGTAGCAGCACTCCGTTGAATCGCGTGAAGTCGAGCGCCGTGAGCTCGTCGGCGCGCTTGCCGCGCAGGAACCGGCTGATGTAGCAGCGCAGGAATTGGCGCCACTGCTTGACCGAGTTGGGGCTCGCGCCGTTGATCTCGCGCATCTCGATATAGTCGGCGAGCATGTCGGTGAGCACCGTTGAGCGCACGCGGCCGTCTGCCGTGAGATCTGATGCCCAGATTGCCGCGGCGACTCGAGCATCGGCCTCACTAGTTGCCTCTGGAAAAGAGCGGTAAGCCTGAATCTTCTTGCCCTTGGAATCCTTGCCAAGATATATTCTGCTGTACCAGATTCCCCTTGAATCCTGCTTGACTGGGACCGTTGCCGCCATGGTCAGCCCTCGGTCTTGGGGCCAGTCGTGCCGTGGATAAGAATGCTTGCCACGCACACCAACGGGTCAAATTCACAGTTGGCGATGTCGATATTCTTTTTGCTGAGTTTGGCAAGTGTGTCGCACGTCTCGGCAATAAGGCTGTAGCACATGCCGCATTTAATGGCGGCGGCAGCGTCTTTCAAAGGCGGTCGATAATCTGCCGCTAGATCCCTTGCGGTGACGGCAATCGTATTGCAATTCGCAATAAAGAGCTCGCTGCTAGCAGTCATCATCGCTCACCTCGATTTTGCCGACGCGCAGGCCGCGGATGATTGTCGGGATGGTCTCAATGTCGAGCGCCTGATCGCGATTCATATTCTCAATTGAGGCCTTGAAGGTATTTTCGACAATGCCGCAGACGAGCTCGCGCGAATCGCGCGGCGCGTCACCCATCATGACGCCGGCAATCTCCTTGCACAGGGCATCGCAGGTCGAGGCGACGGCGTAGGCGATCTCGGGATACTTTACCGGCTTGCCGTCCTCGGCCTTGATTGACGGCATGCACAGGCAGGCATCGGCACCTACCGTGAGAATCAGTCCCAGGATGTAGTCAGTCGTGAGAGTCATAATGTGATAAATCCTTTGTTTATGTTTGCTAGAATGGGAACGTTTGTTCCCATGACCTGAACGGTCTCGATTTCTGCCGGGTTGTCGACCGGCACGATCTTGATATGGACACCGGGGTTTTGCCTGTCGATGGCGACCATGGGTATAACGGTCAGCCACTTTTGCGAATCGTCGACGATGGCGCCGGCTCCCACGCTCTTGCTGCCGCGCGGTCGGCTCAGGCCGTCCAGAACCCATTTGAGCCCGCCGTAGACATTGGGAATGTCACGGCGCCGGTCACGCTCGATGAAGGTGACGTAGACGAGACAATGGGTCTCAGGCGGTCTCCAAGCCGCCTGCCGCATGGCGAGCGCCGCATAGTCGGCAACGAGGGTCACGTTCTCACGCTCACGCCGCGCACCGACCAGGCGGGACGTGTTGACGGCCTTTATGTACTCATTCCGGCCGTCAACGTGAGTACGCTCGCCTTTGGGACTGAGCCGGTTTGACGGCACGAAGAACTCGAGCGGCCTCATACGAATCGCGATCCGCAGTGAAAGCAGTAGACCGAGGTGCCAAACACCTCATAGTTGCACTCGCTGCACAAGAACATCTGGTAGCCTCCACATGGCTCAAGCATCTTGTGCGCCGGGCGCTCAGGTCTATAGACCTTTCCACTGCTGACTTTGATAAAGTCAGGGTCGCGCTGGCAATCGATTTCAATTGAGAGCTCGGCATCGTCCAGCGCCTGCTTAATCTCGTCATCCGTCATTCCCATGCCCCAATCGCTCGCTTGATCCTCTCGGCAATCAGGGCGCAGCTCGCGCCGGTCGCTACGGGCTCTGGGATATCCCCGAGCGCCGACAGGTCGCCCACGAGCTTTTCGAGCGCATCGAGGTCGGCCTTTACGTAGCTCGCGCCCTCGTACTGGATGATGTCAGGGGCTTCGTGCGCCTCCCTGTAACCGCAATGCGAGACGGCGAGGGCATTTGTCACACGAGTTGGCGAATAAGCCGCTATCTTAGTGTTTGAATCGGTCAGTACGTCCTTGCTGGCGCCGGCTTTCTCGTAGCTTTCGCCCATGAAAAGGATCACATCGGGCGAGCCGTTGGTCGGTCCATAGTCAGGCAAAGACATGATGCGCTTTTTACGCTCCATATACCTTGTCCTCCAATGCATTGACTCGGCGCTTGAGCGTATCGATCTCTCCGCGCATCTTGATAATTCGGTACCTGCTCGTCTCGGCAATCGCGTAGATCGGCTCAAGGGTCTTTTTGAGCACGATAAGAAAAACCATCGCCGTCACTGCCGCCGCTGCACTCACGATCGAGCAAATCATCGAGAGCATGCCTGCCGGCACGCCTAGATAAAGCGCGAACACGACCAAAACGACAATCGTCGCGAACGCGAATGTGAAGCTGTCAACTATTAAAGATTTCATCTATCTCCTATCCCCACCACTCGCGCATCGGCGGTGATGGATGCTTGTGATTGGGCCAATCGGACTCTTGAGCCGTTGGCATCGTGTCGTTGCCTGTTAGGTGAAGGAAAAGATTGACGATGCCGAAATCGGTCTCGACTGGCCTTTCGCTCTTAAATGGGACTCGTCGAGCCGTCGTTTTTGGGAAATGCGTACTCACTGAAAATCCCTTCCGCGCCGATGACTTGAATGGCATTTACGTGAACGCATCGCACGTCTCCGGTCTCAAACATCACGATCGCTCGCGGGTGAGACTCTTGTCCTGCCGGAAAGCCGTTGATAAAAGGCGAGGCCGGATGGGTCCAGGCCTCAACCGCAAAGTCAATGAGCAGCGCTCGCGCACGCTCGCCCGGCATCTCGCTCACGTAACATGGAGTCAGTTGGTTATTCATAATCAATTCCTTCGATTGTTTTGCCTGATAAAAGCGGCAGGCCGCTCAGTGAATGTCCAGGCACCTGATACCACGGCCTGTCGCTGTCAGCCCAGATGGATTCATGTGCGAACGGGCTTTCGCTTGGGGAATCTTTCTGACAGTCGCGCCATCCAGCCAGATCGGCTCTTTGAGCCGGCGCAATGTCGCCAAGGCATTCCCATTTCTCGCCATTCGCACCGGTCAGTTCGATTGCCATCCCGTCATTCATCTCGCACATCCTTAGGCGCAAAGATTGAATCGTCGATGACGGCATCGATTTCTGTGATAAAAGAGCCGGAGTAGTCTCTGTAGCCAAAGCCTGAGTTACAGAGACTTTGGCGCAGCTCACGAGCGCATGCGCACTTCTTGGCATCGTCCTGATTGTCGAATGCGATGACCGGCTCATTCCAGGCGTCCTCCCACTCGCCCCCGCAGTCGTTGACGAGATAGAGCTCGACCTTGCGCTTACTCATCGTCCACCACCTCCGCGCCGCACCACGGGCAGTAGCGCGGAATCGTCTCAATCTCATCCCAGCTCGTGATATATGTGTCGTCGTGCTCGAAGTGCGCCACACGAAAGACAAGGTCGCACCTACGGCAATGAACGGCATCGACGGGGTTAGCGTCTCCTATCGCGACCATCTCGTTTGCGTCCACCGTCTTGCGCGGCTTCCATTTCTGATGGCAAGGAGTCGCGCCGCACGTCGGGCAATCGACGGGCCTTGCGAACTTAATCCGCTTCATCGATGACCACCGCCCTGCTCGTGACTAAGCATCTTTGCGCTCCTCGTACTCGCAGAACCGAGTGCCACGGACTTCGTCGAGAATGGCGTATTCCACGCTCGCGCAATTCAGCCTGTTATAGTGCTCAAGGTACTTGGCGCACGCGCACGCTGGCTAGAGAAACCGGACGGAATAATTGGCGCACGTCTTACAAGTAGGAGTCCTGAGCCTGCGTAAATAGATGATTGGATGATTGAATGGGTCAGGCATTGTGCCTCCTTTTAATCGGAATGCCAGCTTTCTTGGCGCATCCGATGTGATAACCGTTGTCGGAAGTCGTATAGCCGCCACACTCTGGGCAAATAGATGCGTGACCGCAACGCACGAGCGATTCGTAATGCTGACGATTTCGACGCTCTCGGAGCTCGTCTTCCGTGAACCTCTTCCTGCTTGCTTTTGGCGAGTCGATTAGATCTGCAAGCATCCGCTCATACCCCATGCCGTCTGGCAGGTCATCACCAATTGATCTAACAACCAGTGCATCAAGCGAGATGTATTTGTTCTCATCAAGCAGCTCGCGCATTCTGGCCGCGACATTTCGGCGAAGCTCATTGGTTGTCACTCGCCCGACGCTCGGCGCCATTAGCCCTCCTCAAAATCTCCCTTCCACATTCCGGGCAATACTTCGGCTCAAATGCCCCCATGTCCCCAAAGCCGATGTACTCCATGAGGTGTCCATT